GGAATCCATTTGGCCGCGAAGTAGTCGCGCTTCTTCTCGGTGAACTGCGGCAGCGCCAGCGCGCCTTCCAAGACGGCTTGTTCCATCCACGCCCGCCAGATCGGGCGGCACAGCTGGTGGACGATCACGCCGTGCTGGATGGCCTCACAGCGGCGACGAAACTCCAGCAGCCCGGCCCGGATCGACGAGTAGTTCACTTGCGTCAGGTCGCCGGTCAGCATCTCGTAGGTGATGCCCATCGCCGCGGCCACCGCCCGAAACTGCATGCGCAGGAACTCGGCGTAGCTCGCGCCAACGTCGGCAGGCTGACTGAACTTCACGTCCTCACCGGGCTCCAGGATCTGCAGCGTGCCCGGCTCGAGCCCGGCCAATGCCGCACCGCTGGCATCCGGCAAGCCTTCACCCATCAGGTTGTCCTCGGGCGAGAGGCGCGTGATGAAGCCCGCAAACATCGCGGCGGTTTTCTTGCGCACGAGCTCGGCGTCGTCGTACTGGTCGAGTTCGTTGAGCTTGACCAGTGCGCGCGCCAGCCACGGTTCGCCCCGGATCTGTCCGGGCCGCAAGGGGCGAAACAGGTGAATGATCTCGCTGGCCGGGACACGCACCGTGTCGAGGCCACCCACCACGCCACCCGTGCCCGACATCGGGGCCAGCGAGCCATCACCCGGATGCGAGCGATACAGGTGGTAAGCCACTCGCCGTCCGAGCTTGTCGAATTCGATGCCCGCACGGATCACATTTCCCGAAGCCAATTCCTGATTCAGCGTGGCGGGCAGGTGTTCGGGTTCGAGCAACTGCAACTGCAGACCCACCGGCAGGCCATCCTCCGGGCGGCGATAGCGCAGCCGCAGCAGACACTCGCCGCCTTCGAGCATGGCGCGACAGGCCAAGGCCTGCAGTCCGTAGAAATCGGTCAGTCCTGCCGCGTCGGCTTCCTCGCACCAGTCCCACCACAGGCTGTGAATCGCTTCGCGCAGGGCCTGATCGGTCAGCATGCTCTGCGGCTTGATGCCGGTGCCGATGGCGTTCGCGACAAAGGCCTCGACGCCTGCCGCTGCCCAGGCATTGCGCCGTACCAGATCGCGGCTCTTGGCGCGTAATTCGTTCTGGGTGAACGCCAGCGCGGCGACCGCACCGGGGTTGCCGACCTGCCAGGCCATCGCCCGGCGGCCGCCGCCAATGCCGTCGTAGAGCGGTGTGCCGCCCAAGAGTCCCATCGCCAGTCTGCGACGTGCGTGCTTGAACCACGCCATGTCAGAACCCTTTGCCGGTGGTGACCCGGATCTGGCGTGGCGCCCCCGGCCACAGGCCGGTGTCCACCGCCTGCTCGAAGAGGTCGCGCTTGACCGCTGCGATTGCAGCCTGGAGTTCATCGACGCTGCGGTACTCGACGGTCTTGTCGCCAAAAGTCACGCGCTTTTCGCCCTTGACCAGCGCCGCTTCCAGTGCGTCGAGGTGTGCTTGTGTGTAGGCCATCAGCGGTACACCGTGAGGTTGATTTCGGAGGAGTCGTCGAACGAGGCGGCCGTGGTGGCGCAACTGATGTCGACGTACTGGGCGGTCTTCTGGTCGGTGCTGGATCGCACAATGGCAATGCGCTGCGTGCCGCTGTTGGTGCTGCTGCGGGCGAGTGCCGTCCAGCAGTAGTTGGCATCCGGCATGGGGGTGGCGAAGGTCACGCGGTAGCGGCCCGCTGCTGTGCGGGTCACGCTGGCCACGTTGTGCGACGCGCGCACGACGATCTGGTTGCCGACGTAGCCGAAACACACCCACGCGCGGGCCAGGCCGGGGTGGGTGGCGTCGATCTTGGTCTTGACTTCAAAACCGATGCGCGCCGCCAGGGCGGCGATGCCGGACGCGAGGCTCATCAGACCAGCGCGCCTTCGAACACGGCGACGAAGTCGGTGTCGGTGTCGCCGACATCGCTGGCCGCGACCGCGCCGATGTTGTTGCGCGCCTGCGCCTGCTCCGGGGCCGTCAATGCCTGCGCGGCATCAAAACGTACACGGTTGTTGACGGCGGTGAGCAGCGCATCCAGACCACTGGTGCCGTTCTGCAGCAGTTGCTGGATTTCCACCAGGGTGTCGTAGGCAGCATCCGCGCCCCCGAGGATGTCGGCCTTGAGCGCATCGAGCAGCGTGAGGATCTTGCTGGACGAATACGTGCTGGTGGTGGCGACCTGCGCATCGTCGATCACGTTTGAGGCCACCACGGCGGCTTTGAGTTCGTTGATGGCCGCGACCAGGTTCGACTTGTCGGTGGTGGTGAGGTTGGCCAGGTTGCCGGCCTTGGCGCGGACGTCGTTGAACTCCTGGGCGACGCGGATGACCAGGCTTTCGATACGGGTGGCAAGACTCATGTGTTCTCCTTGGTTTGAAGGCGACGGCCATCAGCGAAGCCAGCGGCTTCGGATGACACGTCGACCGGTATGGCGGGTTCCAGAAGCAGCGAGGCCACCGCTGGGGGTGGCCTCGTTGATCGATTCAGTTGTTGTTTCAGGGGCTGGCGGACTGGCCAGCCCCAGTTGTCGCTCCAGTTCCCGCCAATGGCGCTCCTCGAAACGGTCCAGCCCCGCGCTTGATGCGGCCGCGCGGGCGTAGACGTAGCAGTCGAGTGCTTCATTGCGCTCGCGCATCTTTTGCCACTCGCGCACCGGGAAGCCGTTGCGGTCGCGGCGGGTGACCAGTTGTTCGGCGCAGAGCTGCTGGATGAACTCGGCGTCGATCTTGGGCAGATGGACGAAGCCGGCTGGAAACACCGGGGTCGAGCCGTCCTCACCCACATCGGCGCTCTTGCGCAGGTTGTTGTAAAGCTCCAGCTTGGCGATGCCGACGGCCACGCTGTAGACCTTGATGCCACGGCGCAGCTTCTTGCCCGCCTGCGAGACATCGACCGCGGTCGGCGTGCCGATCAAGGCGGCACCCCCCATCGCCCCACTTCGCACGCCCTTGACCGCCATCACACGGCTGTCACGGCAGGACCGCACGAAGGCGTAGGCTTCCTGCGTCGCAAAGCCGGTATCCAAGGCAAAACGCGCCAGCGGCATCTGGGCTCCGCCAGCATGCGTCCAGGTCTCGGCCAGCATCGCGGCCAACGCCTTCCACACCGCATCCCGGGCGGTGTCGCTCATCAGCACGCGGTGCTCCACCAGCCACGAGGCCTTGCCGCGCCCAAAGGCCCAGATCGAGGCCTCGATGCGATCCTTCTGCACGTCGGCCCCGCCGACCAGCAACAGCCCGCCCTCCGGGACCCTGCCCAGCGGGTAGTCCTCCCGGCGCTCGACCAGCCGCTGCCAGTCGGGCGCTTCGCCTTCCTCGACCCAGGTCTCGCCCAGCTCGGTGTTCTTGAAGGTCTTGATCGCCGCGGCCGAGCCCGATTCCTTGTTGACGGCGGCTTCCCACGCAGCGGCGATCTCCCGCCACGAACGCCAACCCACCGGGCTGTACAGCGACGACAGGTGGAAGCCTGCCGTCTTGATGCCGTTCTCTGGTGCCATCGCCCGCCACTCGCCGTGCTCCAGCATCCAGGTCTTGTGATGCTCGGCAATCGGGGTGTCGCAGGACTCGCAGATGTAGACGGCGGTCTGCGGTTGCCCCTTGTCCCAGCGCAATTGCTCGAAACGCAGCCACTGACGGTGGGAGCAATGCGGACACGGCACAAAGTAGCGACGTTGGTCGCTGGCCTCGTACTCGCGTTCGATGGCCGAGGCCCCCGAGATCGTCGGCGTCGAGACGATGAAGATCTTGCGCCGGGCAAAAGTACGTGTGCGCGCCTCGGCCAGCGAGATCGCATCGCCTTCGCCCTCGACGTCCAGGGGATAGCCGTCCACCTCGTCGAGGAACAGGTAGCGCACCGGCATCGAGCGCAGGCCCACCGCGCTGTTGGCCCCGGTCATCACCAGCACGCCGCCCCGGAACTCCTTGGCCAGGATGGTGTTGCCGGAGTCGCGCGAGCGCGCCGGGGCAATCCGCTCGGCCAGCACGCCCGACTCCTCGATCAGCGGGTCGATGCGCTGCTTGGAGTTGCGCTTGGCCATCTCCACCGTCGGCCACACCGCCATCATGGGCCCGGGCGCGTGGTGGATCACATAGCCGATCCAGTTCGAGCCCATCTCGGTCGCGCCCAGCTGCGCCGCCTTCATGAACACCACGCGTTCGACCGGCGAGGTCGGCGACAGGCAATCCATGATGGCCTTCAGATACGGCGTGCGGCTGGTGCGCCAGCGTCCCGGCTCAGCCGAGGCCTTGCTGGAGAGCACGCGATGGCGGTCAGCCCACTCCGAGACCGTCAGCAACGGGTCCGGTGTCAGCCCCTCGCGCCAGGCGCGCTCGATCTCTGCGGCGCCTTCGTAGTCGTCGATCATCCGTGCACACGCGGGCGCAGTTCGCCCAGTTCGGTCAGGTGCTCCCGTACCGCCTCCTCCAGCGCGATGTGCATCGCGTGCGGATCCACGCCGAGGGTGGCGGCCATCTGCGCGGAAATGCGCGCCGGCCAGTTCAACCACGCATCGCGCTCGGTGCGGGCCAGTTTGAACACGTGCGCCACGGCCTTCGCGCGGTCCACCAGTTCCTCTTTCTTCTCGGCCAACTCCACCTGTTTGAGTTTGGCCTTGAGCACCTCGTTGACCGTGCGGGCCTGCAGCAGCGATGTGCCCCCGGTCGACAAGGGCGCACCTGCGGTATCCGGCGCTGGCGTGGGGCGGACCTTGGCGGCTTGGGCGGGTGCAGCCGCAGCGGCCTTGCGTGGCTGCAGGGTGTTTTGGGCCCACTGCGCATCCGCTGCATCCGGATCAATCGTGCCGTCCGGCAGCGGGGTGATCCGCCCGGTGTCGATGGCCTTCTTCACGGCCACGTGCGACACGCCACGGTGGCGCGCGTAGGCGCGAATGGAAAGTCCCATCGTCACCTTCAATCATTTCTTCGTCATTCCTGCGGATTGAGCTTGGCTTGCCTCGCGAACAGCGCGTTCATCACGTCACGCCAACCACCCATCGAAAGGACAGACGATGAACACGACGCCCCCCGACACCCTGGCCACCAAGCTCGCCGAGGCGGCGTTGACGGTGCTGGTCCGCACCTGCCGCAAGGAGGTCGCCGCTGCCAGCCGCGACGAGCTCGAAGCCGCCTGCGCGGCCATGCGCGCCAAGAGCCGTGCGGTGATGGATCAACTGCTGGGCGACGCACGTGCTGCGCCCTGGGTGGCCGAAGCCGCCTTCCACGCAGCCGCGCTCGATCTGGCGCAGGCCGGCATCCGCGTGTTGCGCAAGCGCTGACACGCACTGCGAAGCCAAGCAGAAACGCTTGGCTTCAGTCCCGAACAGCGCGTTCATCACCTCACCCGATCACCCCAGCAAGGAGCAGCCCATGACCACCACCCAACTCACCCCGGCCCAGCACGCCATCCTCGCCAAGGCCATCCACACCAGTGGCGGCAAGATCACCTGGTTCCCCGACCACATCAAAGGCGGCGCACGCAGAAAGGTGCTCGACGGCATGTTCAACCGTGCGCTGATCACGCCTGACGGCGACGGTTGGTGCGTCGCCGCCGAGGGCTATGACGCCCTGGGGATGCCACGCCCCGCGGCCACGGTTGCGCCACAGGGCAGGCCCGAGGCCGCCACCGCACCCCTGACCACAGACCCCGATATGGAGGCCGAGGTCGCCGCGTGTGAGGCGAAGTGGGCCAAGGAAACCCAACCGCGCACCCGGCAGGACAGCAAGCAGGCCCAGGTGATCGCGATGCTGCGTCGCCCCGAGGGCGCCACCATCGGCCAGATCTGCGAGGCCACCGGCTGGCAGGCGCACACGGTGCGCGGCACCTTTGCCGCGGCCTTCAAGAAAAAGCTCGGCCTGACCATCGTCTCGGACAAGCCGCAGGGCGGCGTGCGGGTCTACCGCATCGCCTGATCAGAAAGATCGAGAAAGAAGCCAAGCGGCGCTTGGCTTCTTCATCGAACAGCGCGTTCATGTGGGTGTCGCAACCAACCAAGGAGCAAAAGATGGAAGCCCTCCAAACACTCAACGCCAAGGTCACCGACACCAACAACAAGGCGCGCGGCACGATGACAATCAAGGTCGAGTTCGCGGATGGCGCCCCGCTCACCGTCTGGCATAACGGCCAATGCTACCTTGCCACTGGCAAGCATGGCACCAACCGCAAGACGGACCTACAGGTGGTCGAAATGGCCACCGACAAGGATGCACGCCTTTGGATCACCCTCGACGGCACGCAGGTCTGGGAGGATTAAGGCACCAGGCAACACGGCATCCAGCACGGGATGCCTTGCCGCCAGCGCGCAAGGCAGGATGCCGTGTCGCTCCGATCTTTATCGCGAAAAATGATCGAGAAACTGCCAAGCGACGCTTGGCTTCTCAATCAAAAAGCGCGTTCATGTGGTCATCGCAAAACGCGATGCAACCACAAGAGAAAGGATCAAAAAATGGTAAACGCCAACAAGCGCAAAGCAAACTACGACAAGTTTATCGCCAAACTGACCGAGCTCACCCGCAAATACGGTGTGGCGATCCAGTCAGTCGGCGGCGTCTACGTCGCAGACGACTCCGGCGAGTTCCAGGCCGTCACCTACGTCGCCGACATCACGAGCGGCGACCTCTTCCCGCGATTACAAGGAGACTGACAGATCGTCGAACGCCAGGCCATCCGACTCGCGGGTGGCCTGTTTCCCCGTGTAGTCCTGCCACCGGCGCACGATCACATCCACGTACTTGGGGTCGAGCTCGATCAGCCGCGCGATCCGGCCTGACTTTTCCGCCGCGATCAGCGTGGTGCCAGAGCCACCGAAGGGGTCGAGCACCACGTTACCCGGGCGGCTCGAATTGCGGATCGCGCGCTCGACCAGCTCCACCGGCTTCATCGTCGGGTGCAGGTCGTTCTTCTGCGGCTTCTTGATCTGCCAGACGTCGCCCTGGTCGCGGTCGCCGCACCAGTGACGTTGCGCGCCTTCGGGCCAGCCGTACAGGATCGGCTCGTACTGGCGCTGGTAGTCAGCGCGACCGAGCGTGAAGGTGTTCTTCGCCCAGATGATGAAGGTCGACCAGTGTCCACCGGCGGCGCGAAAGGCGGCCTGCAGCACATCGAGTTCGCTGGAGGACATCGCCACGTAGATCGCGCCACGACAGTGCGCGACAGCCGGCGTCAGCGCGGCCAGCAAGAATTCGTAGAAGCCATCCCCCAGGTTGTCGTTCAGGATCGCGCGATCCTTGCCGCGCATCTTGTCCTTGGCGCTGTTGGCGTAGTTGACGTTGTAGGGCGGATCGGTGAAGACCATGTCCGCCACGGCGCCTTGCATCAGCCGCTCGTAGCTGCCGGCCACGGTGGCATCGCCGCACAGCAGCCGGTGCTGACCGCAGATCCAGACATCGCCCGGACGCGAGATGGGCGTCTCGCTGACCTCGGGCACCGCATCCTCATCGGTCTGCCCCTCGGTCGTCGTCTCCTCTGCAGCGAGCAGGTCGGCCAGACTGTCGGCGTCGAAGCCCGTGATGTCCAGATCGAAGCCTTCAAGCTGTAAGGCTTCGAGTTCGATCCGCAGCATCGCATCGTCCCAGCCCGCGTTCTCGGCGATGCGGTTGTCCGCAATGACCAGCGCACGGCGCTGGGTCGGCGTCAGGTGATCGAGTACGACCACCGGGACCCGTTCCAGTCCGAGTTTCTGGGCAGCGGCGAGACGCCCGTGCCCGGCAACGATCACGCCGTCGCTGCCGGCGAGGATCGGATTGGTGAAGCCGAACTCGGCAATGGACGCGGCAATCTGCGCCACCTGCTCACCCGAGTGGGTGCGCGCATTGCGGGCATAGGGCAGCAGCTTGGCGGTCGGCCACTGCTCGATCTTGTCCGCCAGCCAGTTCACGCCACCACCTCGGCATCGAGGGTGGTGGTGCGCTCAGCGGCGACCTGCTCGAAGGACTGGCCGGTGGTGATCAGGGTGATCGGCACCCCGGGATGATTCTGCTGGAAGCGCTTGATGGCGACGTCCACGTACTCCGGCGCGATCTCCACGCTGCGGCAGATCCGACCGGTGCGCTCGGCCGCCAACATCGTCGTGCCGCTGCCGCCGAAGGGTTCGAACACGAGGTCACCCGGGTCCGTGTAGGCCTCGATGACAAACTGCGGCAGCGCCACCGGGAAGACGGCCGGGTGGTCGATCCCCTGCCCGATCTTGCCCTTGTGGCGCATCACGCGGATCACCGAGTCAGGGATGCGGGTGTCTTGCGTGGGCAGCCCCTTGTGCGTCCAGCCGCCCACCTCGCCATCCTTGCCGCGCATGGCCGTCGACGACCCATCGGCACGCAGGTGGGAGTCCTGGCCGGCGTGCTTGCAGGGCACGATCTTGTTGGGCTTGCGGCTGGCCCGGTTGAAGTGGAAGACGAACTCAAAGCTCGGGGCGAAGCGGCCTGCCCAGTCGCCGGGCATCCCCGGCCCCTGATCCCAGACGTACCAGGCAAAGCGCCGCCAGCCCTGTGTCCGCATCCAAGACAGCCAAGCGTCCCAATACGGGATCACCTCGTTGTCGCGGTGGATCAGCCCAAGATTGACCAGTACCTGTCCATCGTCTGTCATCGGCAGATGTGCGAACACACCGCGCATCAGGGCATCCCAATCGGCAATGCCGCCGGAGGTGTAATCGCGCTGGTTGCCGTAGGGCGGCGAGGTGAAGCATAGCTGCGCGGTGTCACCCTGCATCAGCGTGGCAACCGCAGTCGGATCTGTGGCGTCGCCACAGATCAATCGGTGCGAGCCGATGGCCCAGACATCTCCGGGGCGAGTAACCGGCACGGTGGGTGCCTGCGGCACATCATCAGCGGCGTCATCTGCCGTCTCGTCAGGATCGTCTGCCACCTCAGTCGCAGCGTCCTCCAAGGCGGTAGAGAGCAGGCGCTTGAGTTCGTGGCTGTCGAAGCCCGTCAAGGTCAGTTCGTATCCCGATTCGGACAGTTCAGCGATCTCGAGCGCCAGCATGGCTTCGTCCCAACCGGCATCCAGTGCCAGCCGGTTGTCAGCGATCACCAGCGCGCGCTTTTGCGCGACGGTCAGGTGCGCCAGTTCGATCACTGGCACCTGATCTAGACCGATCTTGCGGGCTGCGGCCAGACGCCCGTGCCCGGCGATGATGCCGTTGTCGCCATCGACCAGAATCGGGTTCGTCCAGCCGTACTCGACGATGCTGGCCGCGATCTTGGCGATCTGGCTCTCAGTGTGCGTGCGCGGATTGCGGGCGTAGGGAATCAGCGCCTCGACCTTGCGGTACTCGACGTTGAGCGTGTTCAAAGTGTGCGTCCTGAAAACAGAAAACCCGCCGACGAAGCCGTGGGCGGGTTCAGAAAGTGGAAACCTGACAGGGGTAGTCACTGCTCAGGGGGTGGTAACCGGGCCGGTAACCTGGCCGGGTGGTAACCTGATTTTGCGCCCTGACGCTAAAAAAGCGCCGCGCTCGCGCCCCCCGCATGGGACTTTCGGCAGGAAGGACCCGTTTTGCCTCGGGCCACTTGCCGAACCGTCACCTCTGTCCAGAAGATAGCGGGGATACTACCCCGGACCGGGCTGATTTGTTGCAGGGTTGCCGGTCCTCGAAACGGACAAACAGGGCAAAGCCAAGACAAACGCGGCAGGCATTACCCGACGTTGCTCGGGACGTTGGAAGGCCGCGACGCTCAATGCGCCGCATCGCCGTCCTCGCGCAACCAGGCGGGGATGTCCCGCAGGCCGTGCAGCACGCGCCAGACGTCGATGTGGTCGTCGCGCTCGACGTAGAACACGATGTGCGGATAGCGCTTCAGCGGCCAGCTGCGTAGGCCCGGCAGGTCGACCTCGTGCGCATAGCGGGGCGAACCCGTCGCGGGGTGCCGGCCAATGTGGCTGTAAGCCTGCTGCAAGGCATCAATGAAGCCGAGCGCAGCCTGCTCGGCGCCTTCGCCCAGGTAGTGGCTGATTGCTTCTTCGACATCCTGCGTGGCCTGCGCCCTTGGAATGACAGGCTTGGTCTTCATCCGCGGGCATTCCGCACGCGGGCTCGCAGCGAATCGAAGTAGGCGTTATCGGCGGGGGCGGTTGGTGTCGAGGCAGCGCCAGCCAGCAGCAAGCCGCGCAAACGCTGGCGATCCTGATCCTTGCGGATCAACTCGCGCACGTACTCGCTGCTGGTGCCGTAGCCACGTTGGCTGACTTGCTCATCGACAAAAGCCTTGAGCGCGTCGGGCAGGGAAATGTTCATGGTGCTCATGGCTTCATCGTAGCCGGTTTGGCAAAATTTGGCAAAGCCGCCTCATTCAGCCGTGCCGCCACGATCTCCAGCGCGCGCTGCCAGCGCCGCCACGCGGTGGTCCGGTCGCAACCGAAGCGGGCGCAGATGTCGCGCCAGCGGTGACGCTCGGCGCGCATCCACACGAGGTGACGTTCCTCCTCCTGCAGCCACAGCACCCAGCGCATGGTCTCGAGCATCCGCTCGATGGCCTCGGGGCTGGGCGGATAGCGCCGGATCGCGGGCTCCGCGCCGAGCGTCTCCCAGGGCATGCGCCGGATCGCCGGCCAGGTGTTGAAGTAGCCCTGCACGCGCACGGGCGGCAGTCGGTGGGCGGTGATGCCGGCTTCGCGGAAGCGTTCGGCCACGCGTTCGACGGTCCACTCAGCCATGGCGCACCTCCCGTACACCGTAGAGCCGCTCGCCGATGCGGCGGATCAACTCGCGCTCGGCCCAGTCGAGCCGCTCATCCTCCGGCGAGACCACGAGCAGGCGCTGCTCACGCCAGCCGCGGCGCTTGATGGCCTCCACGTCCATCGCCTCGGGTTGCAGGCGCGCGAGCGGGCAGCGGTAGCGAGGGGGCGGGACGTTCATCTCACACCTCCTGCGCCGCGTCGTGGTGATGCATCGCCCAGTGCAGCAAGGCCAGGGCGTCGGCTTCGTTGTCGTCGGCCGGCTGGTGGCCCCGGCCGCGCACGGCCGCCATCACCGCGTCCTTGCCGGCGTTGCCGCGGCCGGTGGCGTGCTTCTTGATCGTGCCCACGGGCACGCCCTGGTAGGGGATGCCGTGGTGCTCGCACCAGGCGGTGAGCGTGGCGAGGAATCCGCCGTAGGCGTGCGCCGCGTCGGTCGAGACGTGGCGGCGCACTTCCTCGAAGACCAGCGCGCCGATGCCGTCCGCATGGCCTTTGAGTTCGGTGAGCCAGCGCTTGAAGCGCAGGAAGCGCATGCCGCCGCCTTCGAAGCGCTGCGGCCGGAAGCTCTCGCTGCCGCTGGTGATGTGGCCGTCGCGGCTGCGCAGCGCCCAGCCGGTTTGGGAGCCCAGGTCGAGGGCGAGGATGGTCGTTGTCATGGATGCAGTTCCTTGTTTGAGAACTGACGCATCGGACAGATCGCATCGAAACCCTCTTGAGGCGCGCGCACGCGCGCCCGCGCGGGAAAACTTACGATGTGGTGCGTCAAATCCGTCAGTCCGCAGGGTCGGCATGGCGGTCAGTGATCGGCGTAGGGGGTGTAGGCGGGCGCGGGCGGGTGCTTGAGGCCCACGCCGCGGAAACCGCGCAGGCCCACGGTGTTGCGCCACTTCTCCACGCCGCGCGTCAGCAGCAGGTCGGCAAAGCGCTTCTGCGAACCCGCGAACTCTCCCGCGGCCTCGGCCCACTGCTTCCAGTCGGCGAACAGCTCGGCCGTCAGCGACTTGGCGTTGGGCTCGCGCACGCAGCGCTCGTCGAGCCAGCGGCCCAGCGCGTCCTCGGCCTCGAAGTACTCCTCGGTGGCGTCCACCACGCAACGCGGCGGATCGAGCCGACCCAGGCGCTGCCAAGCGAGGCACCCTTCCACCGCCCAGGCCAGGATGCCGTCACGCTCGGCCAGCAATTTCTGCTGCAGGTACTTGTCCCTCTTCTGCGGCGGCACGGTGATCGTGAAGGGGATCAGGTGCAGCCGCCGCTTCATCGCCTCGTCGATGTTGCGAATCGCCGGCTTGTGGTTGCCCGCCACGAACAACTTGAACTGCGGGAAGAACTCGAAGAAGTCCTGGCGCATGAAGCGCGCCGAGATCTTGTCGCCGCCGGTCAGACTCTTGACCTTGGACTCGGCCCAGCGCCGGCCCTGCTCGGTCTCGATGGCCGCCACGAAACGCGCGCCGCGCAGGCCCGCCATGTCGGTCGGGTGGCGGTCGCTGCGTGTCTCCATGAAGGTGTCCATCGGCGCACTGGTGGCGTAGTCGCCCAGGATGGCGGCCAGGGTGTTGACGAACACCGACTTGCCGTTCGCACCCGTGCCGTACAGGAAGAACAGCGCGTGCTCCTGCGTCGAGCCGGTCAGCGCGTAGCCCGCCATGCGCTGCAGGTAGGCCTGCAGTTCCTTGTCGCCGCCGGTGACCTCGTCGATGAACTGCTTCCACGTCGGGCAGTCACCGCCCGGTGTGGCTGCTGCGATCTTGGTCATCCGGTCGGCACGGTCGTGCGCGCGCATCCGGCCGGTCTTGAGGTCGACCACGCCGCCTGGGGTGTTGAGCAGCCAGGGGTCGGCGTCCCACTCGGCGGTGGTCGCGGCATGGCGTCGATCCGAGCGGGCCAGCCGTTCCACGCCGCCCACGGTGCCGGAGGTGGCGAGCTTGGCAGCCACTTTGGGGTTGTCGGCACGCACCGCCATCTGGCGGCACACACTGCGGATCAGATCGGTGGCCCCCAGCGTCTCCTCGTGACGCCAGCGCCGCCCATCCCACACCAGCCAGCGCCCCCAGGCCGCCACGTAGCGCCAATCGCGGTGGTAGCGCCGGGTGAAGGCCAGCGCCAGCGCATCCTCGGTGCCCCATACCGATTCGTCGGCGCTGACCACCGGCTCGTCGGCATCGGCCACGTCGTGCATCTGCACGCGCGGGCCGTGGGTGAGGAAGGTCGCGACATCGAAGCCCTCGGCCACGGCGTCTGCCGCGTCCCAGCCCTCAGCAGCCTCCTCGGGTGGGTAGAGGATGTGGCAGGACTTGGCGCCGGCGGACAGGACGGCCTGCGCCGCCTGCACCGCGTACTCCCAGCCCGGCTTGTCGCGGTCGGGCCAGATCAGCACCGCCTTGCCCGCCAGCGGCGACCAGTCGGTCTTCTCGACCGGCGCGTTCGCACCGTGCATGGCCGTGGTGGCAGTGACGCCCACGTCGATCAGCGCCTGCGCGCACTTCTCGCCTTCGACCAGCACCACCTGCGCGGCATCCTTCATCCCGGGCTGGTTGTAGAGCGGGCGCGGCTCGGGCGGCGCCATCTTGCGGCGGCGCGCGTCCCAGGGCCGGAACTGCTTCTTCTGACCGGGCGGGTCGTAGCGGTAGACGACCGCGATCAGGCGGCCTTGCGTGTCGAGGTAGTCCCACTTGGCGGTGGCCGGGCCGAGGTCGTCGAGCGGCACGCCCTGCTTGCTGGCCTTGCGCGCAGGCAGAGAGCGCGAGCGTCCGAGCAGTTCGGAAGCGGCATCGAGCACACGCGGAAAGTCGCTCAGCACGTCGATACCGAGGTGCGCAGCGATCAGGTCGAAGATATCGCCGCCATCGCCCGTGGCACGATCGGTCCACAAGCCGGCCTTCTCGCCCTCGAGCACGACTTCGAGGCTGTCGCCGGGGCTGCCGAGCACGTCGCCGACGACGAACTTTCCACGTCGCTTCTTCCCGGCGGGGAACAGGGTGAACAGCACCGATTCGAGCCGGGCCAACAACGCGGCGCGGATCTGATCGCGCTCGACATCGAGGCTGCGCTCGGGGGCGGGAGCAACGTCGTTGAAGTCGATCATTCGCTCCCCCCGACGTTGCCTGGTTGCAAAGCATTCCGCCGCTGCGCATCGGCGCTGCGGGCCGCCCACGCGGACAGTTCAGACAGCCGGTAGCGAACGAGTCCGCCCAGGAGGTAGTGCGGAATGCGGTACTTGTTGCGCATCGCCGGGTCAGCGAACCAGTAGTACGGCAGCCGAAGCGACGCGGCCGCTTGCTTGGCGTCGATCATCGGCTCGACCGCCGTGATGGCATCGGGTCGGGTCCTCATGCGTGTCCCCTCCAGCACCGGTCCTGCCACGGGCACATCCGGCACTCGAAGTGCGTGGAATCGGAAAAGCCACGCGGCAGCAGTTCGCCCGCCTCGGTCGCCGTGATGACCTTGACCGCGCGTTCCGACATGCGCTGCGCAAGCGCCGCATCGAAGGACACCAGCTCCGCGTAGATCTCCATCGTGTCGGCGTTCACCGCCGTGAACAGCGCCGGGTGCTTGTGCAGTTCGAGATAGGCTTGGTAAATCGCCACTTGCGCAGCGTAGATGGGCTTGGCGATGGCCAAGCCCTTTTTCTGCAGGTCGCTCCAGGACTTGTGTCCCAGGCACTTGCACTCCCAGAGCGCCGGATAGGCGAAGCCCTCGGGGCCGCCGACGATGACGCCGTCGATGTGCCCCTGCAGGCGGCCTTCTGCGACCGAGAAACCAAACTGCTCGCCATCAGCCTTGCGGGTGCGCAGGTCAAAGCCCGCGTCCCGCAGCCACGCGACCATGCAGTCCTCCATGACATGGCCACGCTCGAAGATGCGCAGCATCCGGCCCGAAATGTCCCGCCCGTGGTCGATGGGAGCCTTGGCGTACTCGAACTGCAGCGCGCGCTCGCAGGCCGTCCCGAGGCGCGAGGCGCCCAGATAGGTACGGCGGGGCTGCGCTGCGCGGGCGCGCTGCATTCCGGCGTCGATCAGCGCCGTGAGCTGACCCGAGAGGCTCGCGGTGGCGTTGAAGTCCATCATGACGTCACCTCCCACGGCAGGTCGTCCTCCAGGTCGGCGAACGGGTCGGACACCGGTTCTTTGAGCCCCCGCACCGGCGGAAACTTGCTCGCCTCGTGGTGCTCGACCATCGCCTCCGTGTAGCGGGTCACGATGGCGTCGATCACCCGCATCGCCTCGGCCTCGGAGTACGCGCCCAGCGGCTTGGCAAAGCCGATCTCGCCCGCCGCTTCGCCAAAAGCCTTGAGGCACTTGCGCATCGCGGCCAGTTCGACGTCAGACGGATCGATCATGACGACCTCCGTCTTGTCGATGCGGCCCTCCTTGGCCCGCAGCCAGCGGCCATAGAGCGCATGGAACGCCTCCTGGCAGCGCCGCGAGCAGAACACCCAGTCGATGGGATAGCGCCGCGCGTCGCCCACCGGATGCCGCAGGTCCGAGTGGCCGTAGCCGCGCGCCTGTCGTTTGCAGACCCAGCACTTCACCGGCCCTCCTCTCACTGCGCCCAGGCCGGCTTGCCTGGCACGGCAGGGCGAGGCGTGACAGCGGCCGCTGGCACCGCGCGGGGCGGAGTGACCGCTGCCGGCGCGCCGGACTGGCCACTACCGGACGTCTTGGGCGGCAGCCCCATCAGGCGGGCGTAGTCCGGGTGGTCGGGCTCGACGACACTCTTGACGACGTTCTTGAGGTCGCCGCGGCCGTCCTTCTCGATGTCGATGCGGGCGACGAACTCGAGGCCATCGAGTTCGTGGAAGCCCTGGATGCGCCGGGCGGCGGCGGCCTGGGGTGAGTGGTCCTGCGGCAGCACGTTGCGCGCGCTGTTGAGCGCGGCTCGGATGAAGCTGCGGCCCATGTTCGCCCAGGCCTGGCCCTTCGGGCTGTGCAGACCCACGTTCGTCCACAGCTTGCGCCGGGCGTACTCGCCTTCCAGCACCACGAACTCGCACGCCAGGTAAACCGAGCCGGTGTCGAAGCTCTGCGTGGCGTAGCCGCCGGTCCAGCCCTGGGCCGGGTCATCAAAGCCCCCGGGCTTGATCGTCATGCGCACGCGGGCGACGGTGCCCTTGGGGATCAGGTCGAAACTTGGCTGCTGTTCGGCGTCGTTGAAATCGGACCAGCTGGTCATGGCTTACTCCTTGGATGTCTGGGGTTGGGTGGCGGCGGCGCACTTGGCGATCAGTGCGGCGAGGTTCGGCGGCTCCAGCAGCTCGAGCTGGCCGGAGCGGTCCTTGGCCGGGTAGCCGTAGGGGTTGAGCGTGTGGCAGACGAAGGCGCGGTAGCCGCTGCCGTCCTCGGCACGCACTTCCGCCAGCGTCACCACTTCATCGACGATGCCGGGCAGCTCGGCGGCGGTCTTGGCGCCCTCGATCTGCGGCACGAAGACCTTGCGGTTGAAGTCGTCCAGGCGCTCGTCGAGGATGGCGACGAACACGACGTGCTTGCCGCGTGCGTGCTGCAGGTGGGTCAGCGCGCCGATGAGTTCCGCGCCCAGCAGGCCGTAGGCACCGCGCGTGTCGGGCTTGCCGGTGCGTTCCGAGAAGGCCTGCGGCTGCGTCTTGGCCCACACGAGCGCCAGCCGGGCGAGCACCGTGATGCTGTCGACGAAGTA